CCATACTCTAAACTTAACTTTTCCTCCAAAGGTACCACCTGATTTGGAAACGCACTGTTAGCATTATAATCTATATTCATTTATTTATAATTTTAGAAACAAGTCCTGAATTGTCATATTTTTTAATACCAAGATCATATGAAATTATTTTTCTATCTGGTATAGGTTTATATCTATTTTTATTACAAGCCATAATAGCTAATCCAGAACTAATAGAGGCATCATGTTTGGTTCGATTATTTATATTAAATCTACTCCAATCATTTAATGTACGTTGAAAATACATGTCACCGTATTTTTCATTGTTATAACCTACAAAATTTTCTATGTAAGTTTCTATAGCTGCTGCGTGAGCTTGCTTAATATCTTCACTTGAGTTAGGTATACCACCTATATCTCTTTCTGACACTGATAACTTATTGTAAACTTTATCAGGTCTATTCATTGAAAAACCTCTATATCCTCTTCGTTTAAAGTGATATAAAAGTCTTGGTTTATTATTTTCTGCAAGTATTGGCATACCGTAAAATACGCATGCCATTAATACATCTTCAAAAAATATTTCAGCTGTTTGAGGTCTAGCTATATATTCTAAAAAGAAATGATTAGGTGGAACATCTAGCATACTAAATGTAGTTAAACCATGTAAAGCTCCATTAGAACCTCTATTATCTACTGTACCTGATATATCATAACTGTCACATCCAAATGCTCCAAGATCTTCATTACCAGGATATTTAATACCATTTTTTATTATTACACGATTTTGTAAGTTTTCAGGTGGTATCCAGGTGATAAAAAATCTACCTTTATTGTTAGGCATAAATATAACGCTAGTGTCTTTTATACCATCACGCCATTGAAAGTTACCTTGAGTAACAAGAGCACTATGTTTTAAATCACCATTAAAATCTATTTGCTCGTATATTTTTGTTAAATTAAATAAAGACTCTTTAGCCTCGTCTCTGAAAGCATGTTCTTCAGTTCTAGGAAATTGACGATAAAATTCATTTAAAGCATCTTGATCGCCTTTTAAACCATCAACTTCATTTTGCCAATAATCAATTACACCTAAATCTATAAATTCTCCATGAGGCCCTTGAACTTCTTCTGTCGGCGTATCGAATACAGGTAATCCATAAGAATCAATGTATCCTTCGTAATTCCATTCCATAGGTATGAACAAACTATATAATCCTGAGCGAGTCTGTCCATTGCGGTTTCTTTTTGTGACATCTGAGTCATAGTATAATTTTTTAAAATTTTCACCACCTTTGTCTAATGAATTACAAGTGGATCCCATCATACACTTACCAATAACTCTACTACCTAATCTTAACGTGGTTTTCGTAACACGCCAGTTGTTGAGGATGTTGTTCGGCCTTTCCCATTTACCCGATTCGTCGTGTACGAGGAGTTTGAGTTTCTCACCGTCATAGGAGTTGTCACCTGTGTTTTTCCAATCGATCGTGGTATCGAGACCTTGTAGTTGTTCTTGCGGTTCGTTTGCGAGTATCTTACGCCTTGTGAATTTACTGGCTGGTACTCTGTACGCAAGCTCCGTCTTTGGTCTGTCCATACCGTCCTGTATTGGCTTGAAAAAGAAAGGGTAATTAACCGATATGGGTACCACCTTGTCTGTAAACATGGTTTTTGCATCAGGACCGGACTTTGATAATATACCATACCTACTGTCGGACGATATAGTTGCCAAGTTAACCACCTCTCCTGAGGCCATAAAGGAAAACCCAGAACGTCTGTTTTTAAGGTAGCACATCCCGTAGCAACGTCTATCTGCTTTGCAAGCTTCCCAAAAGATGAAGAATAATCTGTTTGCTTCCCTATAATCTGGTTTCCCAACATCAATCTTGGACCACTGCAAGTACATAAAATGAGTACCAGTGATGTAAGTAGCCACGCTTTTATTATAGAACCAAAAGCCTTCTTCTCTTCGAGTAAATTCTTGATCAATGTAGTCATACCAGGTTTCCTTAAAATCTATAGGGTATTGCTCCCAATCAAATATTGTTTTTATCTTTTTTAACTGCTCTGGTATTGGGGTATATTCCCATGTATTAGATTTAAACGTATGTATTTCTTTAGGTTGTTTAGGTAAAGCTATTTTTAAATTTTGTATTTCATATATTTCACCTATTTCACCTGTCTTGCTAATTACAACTATATCATGTTCTTTATTGTAACCGTATTCCCACTTTTTATACCTATTATTTTTTTTAATTATATTAGGTTTTATGTGGTTATCTAATACTTTGTAAAGGTCTTGAGTATACATTATCTAGATCTTCCTTCTGCAAAACCTTTAAAAGATCTTTCTTTATTTTCTTTAGGTTTTTCATTCAACATATTCTCTTCTTCTTGTATACGTTGAAGTATTTCAAACGCATCAAATATAGCTAATTTCTTTGTAGCTGCTGCGTTTTTTAAACGATCAGCTGATATATCATCGTCAGAATCTACAATAGGTTCTTTAGCTACTTTTATTAACTCATCGACTGCCTTTTGCCCAGCGTGGATTATACTCTGCTTGGTTTTCTTTATATCCATGTTTTAATAAAATATCATTTGATTTCATACAATATAAACGTTCATCGTCTATATTAAACTCCCATTCAGACCCAGCTTTAAATGTAACTAAGTCACCTGGTGTTATTTCTAGCTCTTTTAAGAAACTATTACCTATTTTTAATATCCCAACATTACTAACTTCTTTTTGTGTCGTTAGAGTGTCTGTATTTTTTATAGGCATAACAAAACATCTGTCGTTTAAAGACTCCCAATACTTATTACGTTTATATAAATAAACTTGTTCAACTGAAGCAAAATATAAATCATCTTTAAAATATGACCTACTGTTTACTTGTTTACCTTTCATATTGTAAAATCGTCTAAAAACATTTTGATGTAATACAATAATATCACCTGTTCTTACTGGTGTTGCTATTGCCAATGGCGTTGATACAACTTCTGCAAATCTGTTTACAAATTTCCAGTTTTCTATTTTAGTATTTAAAACTAAATCTGTATCACCAATCTTTTTAGTGTTTGCGTATCTTTCACCGATTGGTCTTACGATAAAATCATACACACTTTTCATTAGTACTGTAAATCATACTCAATGGATATAGCCATGTTAGAATTAAATTTCTTCCATGGCAATACCTCATCGTTTTTCTTAATAAAAATGTTATATGATGTATCGTTATCTTCAAATAAAATATGAGAAATTACGTGACCACCATACACCTCTTGTCCAACCGAATAATGCATGGCGTCATTTTTATAATCAGATCCTATGCTGATTTTTCTAATGACATTATCCATGATTAATCCTCTTTTTCTATCTTTGTGTAAGTGCCATCAGTTAAATCAATATTAACTGAACCGTATTTCTCTTCTAATTTTTTCTTAGTTTTTTCTATAGCTTCGTTTACTGTAGCTATACTATGAAGAGCACTATGCTTTTGACTTTCTAAAACACCAATTTTACTTAGTAGTTCGTTGATTTGTTTTTGTTGATCTTGTACTTCTGTTAACTCTTCTTTTGTAATTTTATTTAATTCAGACATTATAATATAATTTAATTATTGTTGTTGGATTTTTTTGCTTTTTCCCAGGTACGTCCAACAAAATACGCACCATATACCGTAATTAATAAAGACTGAAAAATCGGTATATATTCTTCAGCTACTTTAAAACCACCAATGTTACCATCAAAAAATGACAACGCTGTAAATATAATAGTTAAATATATTAATACTAGTGGCCGTATATTTTTAGATAAAAACGAATCAGATTGCATGTCAACCTTCCACCGTTCAGTGATTTGCGTCTGCGCATCCTGATCCGCTTTTTCTAATAATTCTTGTATCTTTTGTTTAGCAGCTAATCTTTCTTCGTCTGTAGTTGTAAGTTTATCAATTACGTTACCTACATCTTTTATTAAACCACCAGTTAAAAGACTTAAGATTTTTTTCATTTTACTTTCTCATTCCAAATTTCATTGGACCTTTAGGCATTTTAGGTGAACCAGCACTCAAGCCCATAGAATCCATATATTCTTTAGCTGAAGAATAACC